CTAATGGCGACCAGATGGTTCGGTCCGCGGCCGACTCTCGGGTCATTTACAAGCACAACGCGGCATGGTTCATGCGGGTGCTGTCAGTGCGGTGGACTCAACAACGGGACCAACGTTTTCGACACGCCGGCAGTCGTTCGCGAAATGGTCAACTACTCTGCTTATCGCGACGGGCTGCGGGCCAAGCTTGTTATCTCGGGCGTCCAGGATGCACACTCAATTGAGTTAAGCGGCTACTATACCGACATCACCGGCATGAGCGGGCTAAACGGCACGTGGTATCTATCGGTGGTCCGAACGCAATACGGTTGTATCTGGACCGCAGACGATTCCGAGCTTGTCGAAATTTCGTACAACATCTACCAAAACACGATTCCATACGATTACACGTACACGCTAAACGCGAACATCGAAGCGAAATCGACACGACCGACGAACGTGATCGAAGCGAACTTTTTTGCATTGTTGTCGCTCGGCCTTGTGCTTGACCTCGGGGCATTCAATCCGGGCGGATTATCGCCACCACCAGCGGGCGACCTTCATCCCGTTTTGGGGATCGAGTTCGTGCCGACATCGGCACAGTACGGAGAAGCTACCGACGTCGGCGTCACGTACAACACAAGCCGCATCGGCTGGGACGGGCCGAGAGTTGCGGACACGATCAGCGGCAATCTACGATTTTACAAATCGATATTCGGTGCCTGGGGCGACGTAACCGGCTACGATGATCCTGATTGGGTTGGGATCGATGACTTCTATGACACCGCGACAGATACATTTAAAACCGCTGGAACATTCACCGCAGAAATCGAGCGGCTATGATTTATTTCCGCTGCCCTAATTGCCGAAAAGGCGGCTACGTCGAAGGCCCGAAGGTGCGCTGTAGTTGCGGCAAGATGTACAGCGGCGAAGAGTTGGCCGCGGCTTGCGATGCTTCAACATTGCAATCGGCAAAGGCTGTTGAACTACCCTGCATTCATCGCGGCAAAGAGATCCGCAAAATCGATTGCGGGTGCGAGGGTAACGCAATGCTGTACCATTGCGATCGGCACGAACGATGCTTAGTGCGGCCGCTGATCAAAAGCACTTACCGCGGCCAGACTTGCGAAGGGTGCAGCGATCGCGTTGACGTCGATACCGCTACCGAAATCGTCACCTATCATTTCAACACCCACAACCGCGAGCGACTGCGGGCGAACTACGCACACTGGGCCGCGAAGCTTGGGCGTCGACACACATGCTACGAAGTGGGCAACCGCGGCCAAGAGATCGCGGGTTCGGTTTACATTCGGAGCGATCAAGCAATCTGGCAAAAAGAGCGGCTAATCAACTTGGCACTGGCGAGCGTTGGGCCGCACGTTCGGTACTTTGCATGGATCGATCACGACTTACTTTTTGAGCGTGCCGACTGGTTAGAGATCGGATGCGACCTAATCAACCGCGGTGCCGATTGCGTCCAGTTATTCGACGTCGTGGCTTATTACGATCGCGACGGCAACAAGATCGAAGATCGAGCCGGTAGCGTGGCGTCGTGGCAGCGTCGTGGCAAGATTGACAACACCGCACCGGGAGGGGCTTGGATCGCGTCCGTAGCGTGGTTGAAGTCGATCGGTGGCGTATATGACCGGAACATCTGCGGAGGCGGAGACGCTACGTTTTTCGAGGCCGTGAGCGGTGCAAAAACGAACTACGTCGAGAGACAGACACGGCACCTTCGCGACGATTGCCAAGCCTACGTTCAGCGGGTCGGTCGGGCGTCCGTCGCTTTCGTGCCGGGAACCGTGCGGCATCTTTGGCACGGCGATCGAGAGCACCGGCAGTACGTGAGCCGCGACGAGATTTTGCAGCGGCACGATTTCGACCCGCAGCGAGATTTGACGCTTGCCAATTCTGGCCTCTACGAGCTTCGCGACCCGCTCGGGAAACTGGCGACGGACATCCGACAGTATTTTGCAGACCGCCGCGATGACGGCTAACCATTTCGCGAGCGACCGCAAATAGGTGAACAAGCGATCCAAAACTATTTCCCAAATAATTGCCCGATGGGGCTATTTTTGTATCGACAATGCGGCGGGGTGTCGATTATAGTTAGGGAGTCAGGCAGTCACTCAAACAACGGAACGCAAAAATGCAATATCCAGACGAAATTTTGACAAAGTGGAAGTTAGGTGAAATTTTTGAGCTGGCGCTGTACTTTAACGACACAGACGAATGCAAGGGCACGTTCTTTCGATGGATTGACCTTGGCATAGGTTACGAGTATCCCACGTTTTTCTACGGAAACGAAGCAGTGTATGAAAAACACCAAAGCCAGCTAGTCGAGCATGCGCAATGCGATCGGGTAATTAGCGTCTAGTAGTGATCGAAGAATTCGAAAAACGATTGGCCACAAAGTAAGATCCGCCCCCGCCGGGATAGGCTCCGGCACCACCCCCCGAGGACAACATGCAAAGACGATTGACAGACGGCGAGAAAAAAAGCATAAGCGAAGCTTGGGCATTGCTATTTATTAGCGGAAATGTCTCAAGCGAATTGCAAGGCGTCCGCGACATTCTTGCTGGAATGATTTACAACAACACCACCGACGGCCGCCCATACGTAGATCCGCCGCTCACGGACGAGGATGCACGGCAGAGGCCGTGGGTGATGGTGCGGGACAACGAAGCAGAACCCTGGCGTGGGCCGCGAGCATTAGCGGCTTGTTGCGGCGGCGATTATTACACATTCACGCCATCAGTATGCGGCATCATTGGATTTCGCTATTGCCGCTGCGCCACGCCAGACGAGATCGCCTCGGCAGGGCTGGAGGTGGCGGAATGAGCGAACGCGGCAAGATCGTCAAAGATTTGGAAATAATGTTGCAAACGCGGCGGGTTCTTTATCAATGCAGTTGGGGATCGCGATACGATCCTACGCGGATTGACATTGAGATTGAGAGGCTACGCGCAAAACTGCTTGCGTTTGACAAAGCGGCAAAGGCAGAGGCAGCCACCCCCGACGCTTGATTTCCCGCGGCGAATCTGGTAGCATGCCCTTCCCTTTGCAATGGGATCCCGAAGCCCGGCAGGCCTTGTAAACCTGTCGGGCTTTTTTGTTGTCACCCTTGACAGGTGGCGACTCTCTCGACAATCCGGCTATAATGGATTCACCGGCCGGAGCCGGTCTCATCTAATAACACCGGAGGCATAATGCGAAAAGCCGACATAGTCAGGGCCGCCATTTCTGAGGCACCCGACCGACCTACGCGGGAAATAGCGAAGTTTCTTGTCGCACGTTACCCTGCACTCTTCACGGCATTTGAATCGACTCGCGATTTAATCCGATACCATCGCGGCGAAACGTACGCGAACAAAAAACGAGCCGACGAAAATACCATCATTCCAAAAGCACCCAAAGCCAAGCGAAAGACGCGACCGACAATTGCGATTCGCAAGCCAGGGCGTTATTTGATTCTCAGCGACGCCCATTTTCCCTATCACGACCCACAAGCGATTGACGAAGCAATTCGGCACGGAATCGAGTCGCGATGCGATCACCTCATCCTCAATGGCGACATGCTAGACGCCTACCAGCAGAGCAAGTGGGTACGCGATCCAAACGCAAGGAGCATCGATGAAGAAATCAAGACGCTGGCCGGTTGGCTTGCCGACATTCGGCCGCACTTCTCGGGCGACTGCTATTACAAAATCGGCAACCACGAAGACAGGATCGAAAGCTATTTATTTGAAAACGCCCCGCAGATGATCGGCATGTCAAAGTGGGATTTATGCAAAGTGCTCGCCGATCAATTGGGCCTTGATTCATCGTGGCAGATGATCGCGTCGAAGCAGCTCTACACGCTCGGCACGCTCAATTGTTATCACGGCCACGAGCTACCGAAAGGGCTTGTGGCAGCCGTAAATCCGGCCCGTGGGCTATGGCTCAGAACGCGGCAGACATCGATGGCGGGGCACTTTCATCAAGCGTCGACGCACATCGAAACATCGGGCGACAAGCGGAAAACTTGGGTGTGTTTTTCGACGGGCTGTCTCTGCGACATGGCACCGGCTTACGCGTTGGTCAATCAGTGGAGTCAGGGCTTCGCTATTTTAGACCTCGACAGCAGAGGCCATTGGAAAGAACAAAACATAAGAATCCATGAGGGCAAAATATGGTAAAGCGACGCAAGCCGCCGGCCATTGATTGCACTCTCGGCGGCCGGGAATGGCGGATTGAATTTGTGACGCGAAGGAAGCTGCCGAACGCTCTAGGAATCTGCTATTGGGATCGTAGGCTAATCTTAGTGCGATACGATCAGTCGGCAAAGCAAGTGCTCGATACGCTGATCCACGAATGCCAACACGCATTGTCGGAGATCCACTTCGCAGCCGAGGCGTGGATCGACCAAACATCAACAGAGCTTGCCGACGTGCTCGATCGGTTGGGCGTTCGGTGGCCGGACAACTAAAGGAACATGATGAATTTTTCAGCACGGTTTGTAGCCTACTCGATTGCATGGCTTTTGATTGCGGTTGGGTCTGTCGCTTTTTCGATTGCTAAATCGATCGCAAGCAACGACCCGTCTGCCGGTGCTTGGATTGGATTCCTGCCGCTTATCTTCCCGATTTTCTTAGCCCACGCAGCGGTGCTTGTGGCACCGGTAGCGGTCGGGATTGAAATTGCTCTATTTCTCAAGCGGCGGTAGCGATGGTGTCGGGTGGCCGGACAATTGACACGCCGGGCGATTGTGCTAGACTGATTGCGGATCGGCGGCGTGGTGGTGGCTACACGCACGAAATAAAAGGGTCGCGTCCCGCGGGCAACGCCTTGACGTTCGTTTCAGGTTCGATTCCTGCCGATCCAATGCCGCTAGCCGAATCCTATACCGACGGGCACGACCCGTCGGCAAAAATCGGGTTCATCCGTGTGATTCGGCAGCGGCTTTTTAACAGTCGCAGATGGCCAAATCGAGGCGGTGAAATGAGCGAATGGAACGACGACGATTACCTTGTTGGAGTCCTAGGCAAAGTCGCTAAATCTGTTGAACAGTTTGGCGCACCAGGAACCGCTTTGGTAGTTACTAGGGCAGCCGAAAGGCTCAAAGAGCTACATGACCGCCTAACCGCGATCGAACAGGCGAACGCGGAACGATCAGCGATTGCCGAGCGATACTATCAGCAAGCAGTCGAAGAGACGCGAGACCATGGCAACGACTAAAGCATCAATCTCCGCCCACGCTCGCCGACTCGGCCTCCACGCGAAAACCCTTTGGCGTGGCCTCCGCACTTGCGGCATTGCTGGCGAGAGATCCGGGCAAGCTATCCTGATCAGCCGCAGCGAAGCGGCAAAAGCGGCGGCGGCTGTTAATTCGCGACCTGGGCGGCCGCGAAAGTGAGTTTCGCCAACGAATTTACGGGGCGAAAATAATTCTGGAAATAATTGCCATGTTGGGCTTTTATTTTGTCGATACAAAGATTATGATCTTGGAGTCGGACAACGATAACAACACCCCAGCAAACGAGAAGCAAAAATGACGACCGCAAACGCAACTAAGAAGCTAGTCAAGGCCGGATTTGAAGTTACTGCCGTTGGTCGAAGGATTTCGGCAAAGAAAGGTTTTCGAGTTATCGAACTGACCGCCGGAAGCGAAGAGACGATTCAAACCGTTCGCGTTCGAGCCGCTTGCGATAGCGACGACATCGTTCACGACTACACCGCAGGCGTCTACTGTGACAACGTTACGCAAGCGATCAAGCTTGCCGCCCGCTAACCTACTGACGAGCCCGGAAGGGCGAAACGCCGCGAGGCGTCTAGGTTTACGACACACCCCAGCAAGCGAGAAACAAAATGGAAAACCAACTACGCAGCATCAATGACGCCTACCAAGCAGCCGTTAAATTTATGGCACAAGACAAGGCAGCCGAAAGTGTTGTGATTGAGTTTATGTCACATAGCACTGGTCCGATGCAGGCGACGATCACCCGTGACGGATCAATGACGGGCCTTCGCAAGTTTGTGGAAGAGCAACCACCAAGCGAATTCGAGACGATCGCTGCCGTAGGCTTCACCGGCAGCGTATCGAGCAGGAACTACAACCCCGCCGCTCACGGAGGAGTCTGCTTGCTACAGGCGAGAGTCAACGCCAAGGGTGAGCAGATCGGACGCAAGGTGAACAGCAACGGAAGGCACGAGGAGGTTGGGAATGCGTTTCTCCTAGACAGCGACACGCTTTCGCACTGGGAGTCGATGGGCAATTAGGCCAGCCATGAGCCCTAATCCGGGATGGGCTCCGGATTTCCAACACACACAGGAACAAAACGATGGCCGCAACAAACAAAAAGATGATCGACTATCACGTCATGGAATACATCTGGCACGACCGCCGAAATAACGCACAGATGCGAGATCACCACATGCGGCAAGCGGTTGTCGTCTTTAACTATTGCAGCCGCAAGCAGTTTGAAAAATTTGTCGCCAAGGCTCAGAAGGTGCCCGCATGAGCCACTGCCACTACTGCCGCGACGCGGCCACCACAACCGCGGGCGGCCGCGACGTCTGCGACGATTGCCGCGAAGCATACGAGCGACAGATTGAAAATGCGGTGCGATCCTTGCTAGACGAAGCGGCGGATGAGATTAGTTGTGCGGTGCGGCTTTTACTGGACGAAGTGGAGGTGGCAAAATGATTCCCGACTCTTGGCCTAAAAAATTTTGGTGGGTGAAATGAGCGAACCTAAAGAACGGCCGATTTTGTTTTCCGGCCCGATGGTCCGGGCGATTATCGACGGACGGAAGACGCAGACGCGGCGGATAATCAAGCCGCAACCGCCCGACTGGATCGACGAACTGCACGGTGGGCAGTTAAGCAAACGCGCGCCTTACGAACTCGAAAACCACGACAACCAGATAGTAGGGTGGGGATTCCAGGACGAGCGCGGAACGTATTGGCGAGTGCCCTACGGCAAACCCGGCGACCGGCTTTGGGTGCGGGAGACTCATTGCAAATACGGCGGCGGGTTTATCTACCGTGCGGATTACGGAGACCTGACGCCGATCAGCGACGGCATCGGCGGGCCGTGGAAGCCGTCAATCCACATGCCGAGAATTGCGTCCCGCATTACGCTGGAAATTATCGCCGTTTGCGTTGAGCGTTTGAACGACATCAGCCGCGGCGACGCAATGGCCGAGGGGCGCCCGCACTCAAACCTCGCTTACGGGCAAAATCCTTGCGACTGGTTTCACGAACTCTGGGAATCGATTAACGGCCCCGAATCATGGGCCGCAAATCCCTGGGTCTGGGTTGTCGAGTTTCGAAAAGTAGAGGTGACAAGGTGAACGCACTTTTTTGGATCGGCTTCGCGGCATGTTTAGCGGCCGAAGGTATTGTGTTGGCGTTGCTTATTATTTACATCGCCATTGCGGCTAACCGCGACGCGGCTAAGTACCACGACAGCGACCAAGGAGATTTGCCATGATTGATCGTGGTTTAATGATGTTGTCGGCAATGCTGGCGATTCGCGGTACAAAAAAAATTGAGACGCATCAAAAGTTATCGTGGTCGAAAAAGGTTTACCTTCCGGTCATTCAGCCGGAAGCAATGCCACTTGCCGATCGCAAGAAATTACTAGCAAAAAAACTTAAAGCTCGACGGAGTAAAAAGTGATCGAGATAAGAACAGCAACAAACGACGACCTGCGGCGATTGTGCGCGATACACGAATCCTTCGCCGCGATTACGCCGATGGGCCTCAAAAAATTGACCGCAGTCTCGGGCAGGCATTGCAAGGCGATTGACCTGGACGGCCACACTGTCGGGCTACTGATCGTGCAACTGAGCAGCAGGGACGCAAGAATCGTGCGGCTGGTAATCGATCCGGCATTTCGTGGCCAGGGCATCGGCCGGGCCGCGGTGGCGTGGTGTCGGCAGCGGCTGCGGGCGGACCGGAAATTTCTCATCGCACACGTACCGGGATCGACGATCGATCAAGTTGAGTTTCTTTGGGCTTGCGGTTTTCGATGCGTTGCGGTTTACGGCGGCAAGCACAAATCGTTTACATACTCAATTGAGGCATCCGAGGTGGAAGCATGATGAAGTACGCAGACTTTCTTATCGTGGCCGGTTTTTGGCTGGCCGTGTTTTTTTTTACGCTTGTGCGGTACGTTCCGCAGGCGTTGGGGCAGTAGATTCAACCACCGCTGCGGCTCGTTGTCGCGGCGTCCCGGCGGGACCATCCGCCCGCCGGGTTTTTCTTATACGAGGTAAATGATGAGGCAATTTGATTCAATTGAGCTATGGCAGGACGCCATATGGGGCTGGGCGACGGACCGCAACCTAGTCGACGGATCGACAATCGAAGGGCAACTAGACAAGCTTGCCGAGGAAATGCAGGAGCTTCGCGACGCGATCGCAAAACACGACAGCAAAGAAACTCAAGACGCGATCGGCGATATGGTCGTCGTGTTGACGGTCATTTGCGAAAAGCTTGATTTGTCTTTGCGGCATTGCATGTCAGCGGCTTATGACGAAATCAAGGACCGCAAGGGCAAGATGGTCGACGGGCAATTTGTCAAAGAGGTGGCAGAATGAAATGGCTACAGGGCACATCTCGCAACATTCGACACGGATTTACCGAAGACGAAAAAGACATCGAAACCGTAATCGAGCTTGTCGTCGTTTTTTCAGAAACAAAGTCAAGAATGATTTCGAACAAGATTGTCAGAGTCGACGCGGTATCAGATTTCCGCGTCTGCATGACCCCGCTAGAGGCAAAGGAACTTGCGGCGTCTTTGGTCAATTACGCAGAGAAAGCCGAGCAGCAGGCTAAAAAAATCGAGGTGAAATGTGACTGACGAACAATTGCAAAACTTGATCAAGCACAAAGTGCAGGAAGCGACGGCACCGCTTGAGCGGCGGTGGGATAGCTTGCGGGAAAACATACACAAGATGATTTTGTCGTCAGGCTGGCAAGAAATCTCAGCGTATAGGTCGGTTTTGGCAACAATGAACCATTTAGAAAAAGTTTATGAACCGCGGCGGAAGTTGCCGACAGATCCTAGGAGGGTGAAAAAATGAATTATCGGCCGTTTCCTGAACTGCATGGCAGTAGCTTGCCAGAAGGAAAGCACGGGGCTTGGCTTGTCGTCAAAGTGCTGGATGGATGGGTGACGATGATTTCGTCCGATATGAAAAGAAAGCAAAGAATGCCAGTTGATAGGTTTAACTGGATTTGGGATCAATTTGAAGAGGAAAGGAGAAGGGTAAAGCCATGAAGCCGCGACGTTATCGAGTTGCGAGCCGACTAGACAGCAACAGCGTTATTTATTCCGACGAATACACGACTGCTGCACAAGCGGACCGCGAAGCCGATTGCATCGCGGGCCAAACGTGGACAGAGCTCTTTGACGACGTACGTCAGGAATGGAAGGTTTTGAACTACCATTCGGCACAATTCCAAGACAGCGGCCGCGACGTGCTTATCGACATTGACGGAACTGGCCGCTGGGAGTTGTTCAGCACTTGTAGCAACCAGCACGACGCGCGAAACATGGCAAAGCATTACCAAGAGCACCGATAGGCCGCACAGCGTCGCGGGTGCAACTCCCGCACGGCCTTTGCCGCCAATGCAGCGGCGTTTACATCACTCTTTACAAAGGTTAGAAGATGCCCCTAGTTGTACCGAAAAACGAATCGTCGAATTACGAGCGATGCCCGGAAGGCAATCACGTCGCGGTATGTTGTGCCGTGATCGACCTCGGAACGCAGGCTGAGAGCTACGAAGGAAAGCCCGAGGTCTTTCGTCGAAAGATTCGCATTGTGTGGGAGATTGCAGAAGAAAAGCAAAGCGACGGAAAGCCGTTTAAGATGGGAAAGACGTACAATCTTTCGACGAACGAAAAGGCGACTTTTCGCCGCGACCTCGAAAGCTGGCGCGGCCAGAAGTTTACAGATGAGGAACTTGGCACCTGGGAGGTGCGGCGGATCTTGTCGGTAGGTTGCATGCTTAACGTGATTCATGCCGAATCGCCGAACGGTAAGACATATGCCAATGTCCAGAACATCGCAAGGCTTCCAAAAGGAATGAAAGCACCAGCGACAAGCGAACCGCATTTGTTTTTCAGTTTGTCGCCTGACGAATTTGATCCGCTGGTTTTTGAGTCGCTTCCCGACCGAATGAAAGAAGAGATCCGGCAATCTCCAGAGTTTCGCGAACTAGCTTCGGCGGTCGATGCTAACGGTAAGCCGGTCAACATGATTGCGGACACGCCATTCTGATGCGACCTAAGCAACCAGCAGACAAACCGGCGGCGGTGATCGTCAAGACGATGGAGCCGCCGCCGGGCTTCCGGTTTTTTACCATCGGACCGGAAGAGATGGACGCGATACCGCTTTGCAATTGCGGGTCGTACATGACAACCGAGACGCTCGAAGGTGAATGGCTCTGTCGCTGGTGCGAACCAGAGCGAGCTAGGGAACGCGGCGAACGGACGATCGGGCTGTTAAAGGCACGGGCGAAGATTTTACAAAGCAACGGACCAACAAAAAGGGAAATCAAATGACACAGCGAAAGCTAAGCGACAACGACAGAAAAGATATTCAGCGCGCAGCAAATGCAGTGTTGCAAATGTGCGACTGGAGCCTGTTCCCAGAAGGCAGAGAGTATTGGGACAAGATCTACGAGAGCCTTAGCGATCGAGCCCGATACGGCACGAACGACGGCAAGCCGTGGGTAGAGCCGGAGCTAACCGACGAAGACGCGAAGCAACGGAAGTTGGTTATGTGCCGGGATAACCACGACCAGAGGTGGCAGGGTCCTTATGTGTTGGTTTGCAAAACAAATGAAAAGTATGGATTTGCTGCCGCATTGTCAGATTTTAGCGAACTTACCTCTTGGGTCTATTGCCGCCTAGCCACCCCCGAAGAGATAGAGGCCGCCAATGCCGACGAATGACGACATCACCGAGCACTTCGGCGAGCGTGCGGCCATTGCCGAGCACGACGGCGGCTTGTCGCGGCGGGTCGCGGAGTATCAGGCGGCACGGGCGACGCGGGAAGCCTACGGAAGGCTGACCGATGATATCGAGAGGCAGATGCGGGAGACGAGGGGACTATGAGCGGACTACAGGGAGGCCTTGCAGGTCTTGGGGTTATGACCGAGCTACCAGAAGACCTAACAAGGCTAATCAAGAACGATTTGCGTGTAGATTTCGGCGACGACTACCACAGCGTAGTTGTCGCCGTTGGAGATCGAAAATTCTGGAGGCTTGACAGGAGATGGCGATACAAGAGCGGCCCATATTGCGGAGTGCACGAGATTGTCAAAGCGATGATCGATTTCGATAGTCGCGAACAATTTAGCATGACAAACAATCAGGCCAGGATTTTTGAGTTTGCTGTTGAGCAATTTGGCAACGCGATTGACGCAGCATGTCAAACGATTTCGGAGCTGCGTCGACAGATCATTAAGCAAGACATAACGCTAAAACCAAAGGTCGATTATTTTTCTAGTCAGCTTGATAGAAGCCAATGCGGAACAGATAGGCGAACTCCATACGTCTATTTGATGAGGCACACAAACGGACTAACAAAAATAGGATTTTCGTATTCGCCACAAGCAAGGGAAAAGACGCTTCAAGCGGAAGACCCAAGGCTGCGACTGATTGCGACAAAGCAAGCACATAAAAACGTCGAGACTCGTTTGCATCGCATTTTTTCAGATAAGCGGGTGCGTGGTGAATGGTTTGACTTGTCCAATCGGGAAGTCGATTGGATGCGTTTTCTTTGCGGTTTTGAGTCGGTAGAGGATTTGGCAGTTGTCAGCGGTTGACAATGCGTTAAGATTTTAGAAGCCGTAGCGGGCTCACAACAACACAACCACCGGCGGTGCCTTCGTGCCTATCTAGGCTGGCCCGCTACGCCGCGCCGCCGGTGGCTTTTTGGTGTTTAAATGGATTACGAAGAATTCATCCGATCGAAGGTGCGATCGGCAAGGCCGCTGGGCTTTGAGGTTGCGGTTGGCGAGCTTCCGAAGGCCCTAAAGGGCTGGCAGGCCAAATGCGTCCAGTGGTCGCTACAGCGTGGCCGAGCGGCTTTATTTGAAGATACTGGCCTAGGGAAAACGATTCAGCAGTTAGCCTGGGCTGACGCGGTTTGCAAGCGATCGAAGCGGCCGGTTGTGATTCATACGCCAGTTGGCATTCGAGCCCAAACAAAGCGAGAGGCCGAAAAGTTTGGCATCGAAACGCCCGTTGCCGTGGTCGATGAGCAGAGTGAAATTGTCGAGGGCATTAACCTCATCAATTACGAAAAGCTCCACAAGTTTGACGCTTCGATTTGGTCAGGGGTTGTGCTTGACGAATCGCAGATCCTCAAAAATTTTACCGGGAAGATCAAGCAAGAGTTGATCGACTCATATCGCGAAACGCCATACCGCTTGGCATGCACAGCGACACCGGCGCCCAATGACCACAAAGAGCTGGGCAACCACGCCGATTTTCTTGGGGTCATGCCGTCGAACGAAATGCTTTCGCGTTGGTTTATCAACGACACGATGAAAGCAGGCGGCTACCGCTTGAAGAAACACGCTCAAAAGGACTTTTGGCGATGGGTAACCTCGTGGGCGGTTTGTCTTTCGCGTCCATCCGATCTTGGGGCTAGCGACGACGGCTACATCTTGCCACCACTGACCGTTGAGCGACACATTGTTAGCGTTGCATATGATGGCGTCGCCGATGGCTTTCTATTCGACGTCGAAGGAATTTCGGCGACGAACATCCACGAAGAAAAGCGGCGGACCAACACCGAGCGAGCTAAGCGAGTTGCGGAGATTGTGCGTGAGTCAGAGCGGCCGGCAATCGTTTGGTGTTACACCGATTACGAATCTTCGGAACTGATGAAGCATGTCGACGGGGCTGTTGAGGTTCGCGGGTCGATGCCGGAGAAGAAAAAGCAGGATCTACTCTTAGGATTTGCCGAAGGGCAGTTTCCGGTGTTGGTGACAAAGCCGTCTATCGCTGGCGTCGGGCTGAACTTTCAGGTTTGCAATACGCAAGTGTTTGCGTCGCTTTCGTTTTCGTTTGAAGAGTATTATCAGGCCGTTCGAAGGTCTTGGAGATTTGGCCAAACGCGACCGGTCAAGGTTCATATCATCGGCAGCGACGCGGATGCGAACATCGAAAAGAGCATTGCCCGAAAGGGTGCCGATCACGGCTTGATGCAGGCGTCGATGGCGGAAGTTGTTAGGCAGTTCGGACTTGGCAATCAAGCCGAGTTGATGAGGGTCGGTTTATCGGCGTCGGCGGTTCCGACGATTCCTAGTTTCTTAAAATCAAAGGCAGGTGTATGAAATGAGTTGCATGAACGAACAGCACGGAACGGATTGGACATTCTACAACGGCGATTGCGTTGACCTTATGCGGGACTTGCCCGATAACTCGATCGACTTTTGCATTCACTCGCCGCCGTTTTCTTCGCTGTACATCTACAGCGATTCAGAAAACGACATGGGCAACGCAGCGAACGACGAAGAGTTTTTTCGGCACTACGCTTTCGCGATTAAAGAGCTTTACAGACTGACGGTTCCGGGCCGCCTTTGTGCGGTCCATTGCAAGGACTTACCGCGATATGCGAACGTCTACGGCACGACGGGGCTTATCGACTTTCCTGGGGCTTGCATTCAGGAGTTCGAGGCCGCTGGTTGGGTCTTTCATTCGCGTGTAACGATCTGGAAATGCCCCGTAACGGAGCGCGAGCGGACCAACAATAACGGACTGCTCCACAAGACCGTTAGGCGTGATACGTCGCAGGTGCGGCAAGGTATGGCGGATTATCTGATCGTCTTTCGAAAGCCGCCAAGCGAAGGAAGCGGCTTGATGTCCGACAAGCCCATCGTTAGGCCGAAGGGATTCGCGCGATACATTGGTGAGGCCGGAAGCTCAAACGATAATCACCCGTCGCCGTTTTCACGCAAGAAAAACGCGGCCGATCCGTCGATCGATATTTGGCGAAGATACGCGGAGCCGGTTTGGTGGGATATCAATCAAACGGACGTCCTAAACTTCAAACTGGCGACAACGGAAAACGATGAGAAGCATATCTGTCCGCTACAGCTTGGGTTGATAGAGCGTGCCGTTGACCTGTGGACGCTTCCGGGCGACGTCGTGTTTTCGCCTTTCGGTGGCGTCGGTAGCGAGGGCGTCGGGTCGCTTAGGTGCGGCCGAAAGTTTGTGGGCGTTGAATTGAAAGAATCATATTGGCAACACGGGTGCAATTTCTTGCGATTGCAAGAGGAGAAGAAAAACGTTCCGATGCTTCCGTTTGACGATGCGGACGATACGTCTTGGGAGCACGATAGCTTCCGCGAAGTAGAGTGAGTTTTTAGTTGCGAACAGGTTGACAGATTGTTATAGTGTACGAAATCAGCCTTGGCCGGCTGACCAATCCAAGCCACCGCCCGGCGTTCTGTGGGAATCTCCACAAGCCGGCCAAGCTGCTGGGCGGTGGTTTTTTCAGGTCGATCGATGGGAAGAATACGAACAATTAAGCCGGAGTTTTTCACCCACGAGGAACTCTTCGACTTGGAAGAAAAGGAAGGGCTTCCGGTACGGTTGGCGTTCATTGGCTTGTGGACGATTTGCGACCGAGAAGGCCGGTTCAAATGGCGACCGCGATCGATCAAAGCACAGATACTTCCATACGATAACGTTGATTTTTCACGCGTGCTTGACGCGTTGGCCACGCGTGGTTTTGTTGTGCGTTACGCGTCGGAAGGCGTGGAATATGGATACGTTCCTGGATTTTCACGGCATCAGGTCGTTAATTTCAAGGAAGCGCAGAGCACATTGCCAGAACCGTCGGAAACCAACAATTTCGTTGATATTCCACGCGTAGTTAACGCGTGCCCCACGCGTGCCGAACGCGTGCCTTACGCGCCCAGTGGGGAAGGGAAGGGAAAGGAAGAGGAAGGGAAGGGAATAGGAAGGGAACAGGAACAGGAAGGGGAACGGGGAAGGAGCGAAGCGGCAGAGCCGCTAGTTTCTGTTTCTCAAAAGCGAACACGGCGTCCATCGGTTGCAATCGATCGACCCGAAGACATTTCCGAACACCATTGGCGAGACTGGACCGCGTGCCGACGCAAGCCGGTTACGGAATCAGTCCTGGTGAGGATCCGACGCGAAGCGGCTAAGGCTGGCATGTCGGCAGACGAAGCCATTCGAACCGCGGCCGAACGCCAATGGGAGGGCTTCCAAGCCGATTGGCTGAACAGCGACCGAACCACAGCGGCGGATCGTAAACCGTCGCAACCAAAGACGTTTGCACAGATCCGCGAGGAAAACACAAAAAATGTCTTTCAAAAATTCGCAGAGTCAGGAAAGTTTGAAGCACTTTACAACGCTGTTAGAGGGATTGATGCAGGCCCACCAAGTGGAGCCGACGGAGGCGATGGTGCAAGTTTACTCCTTGGCGATGATCGATCTTGAGCCAGAGCAAATGCAAACGGCGGTACTTCGGGCGATCCGCGAATTGCCGCGAATGCCGAGACCTGCCGAGCTTCGGGAGCTTGCCGGCGTCAACGTTGCGGAGGATACGCGAGCCGTAGAGGCTTGGAGCGACGTGCAGCGAGCGGTTGCCATCGGCCCTTACAAGTGGATCGACTTTGGCGATCAACGCATTAACGCGACGATTCGCAGCATGGGCGGCTGGCCGAATTTCTTGGAGTCGTTCAACGATTCCGAGAGTGAAAAGTGGGCACGGCATAACTTTTTGAAAGCCTACACGGCAGTCGGCGACAGGCTATCGCCCGAATCGTGCCGACCGCTGATTGGGCTTGGCGAGAAAACTTGCGTCGCCGGCAAGATGGTCGACCCGGTTGTACGGATCGAATGCGACAGCCCGGAGCGGCGGACAGCGATTGAGTACAGGCCGATAACGGCACCGATCACCCGCCCCGCAATGGCCGAATCAATCAATCCGCCACCACCGACTACAAAGCTTTACGAACGAATTCCAGTAACTTTTCAAAAGGTGCCGACATGACCGACGATAGGCAAATTCAGATCGCTTTTAACAATCCAAAAAAGCGGAACGAGGTTATCGAAATGTGTAACTTTGAAACAATCGAAAACGCTTGCGACATGCTTGTACAAATCGGCAGCCGTTCGAATGGCAGACTCTTTACAAGTGGAGCAGAAAATACGGGCTTCGAAAGGTCGACGCAAGCGGAAATGCAATAACAGAAACAAAGGTGCCGACATGAGCGACGAATTTGAACAGCGACTCGATGCCGATTTTATTTTCAGCGGCAGCAAGCAGGATGTTATCGACCTGTGGTTAACAAATCGATCAAACTGGTACCCGACTACACTGATCGGTAACGATGGGTCCGGCAAGATGCGATGCAGCATCACCGGCGTCAATTGCGAAGGATTTAGCACGGTTCCGGCTTTTTGCACTGGCCCGATACGGCATATCGAATGCGATAACGGACAAACGCTACACGTCGTTAAGGCTTGTAAGCGTAGCGAGGTGCCGACATGACCAACACAAAAGACGGATGGCTGGTCGTCGCCCTGAAGGTAGGCGAAGCGGTGCGAATCGGCCCGGACGTTTGTGTCGCCGTTTGCCGATCAGGAAAAACACCACGGCTGGCAATCAGAGCACCGGAGGGCACTAGGATTTTACGACAGGAACTAATCGACAATGGGCGAGCGACAGAGCAAGATTTGACACAAGCAAGGCGAGAGGTGCCGACATGAACTCACGAACAAAAACAGTTTGGCAGCAATGGATCGAAAAGGTTGAAGCCGCTTGGCCGGTGGCTGCGTCACAAATTGCGAGCTTGTGCGATTGCGACGACAAAACGGCGGCGCGCATTCGCGACTCGATCGCAGATCGTCGAGGCGAAGAGCCGCCCAAGCTCAAGAGCGGTGCGAAGAAAGTCGAGATAGACGAACGAATCATTGAGCACATCGTAAAAAACTGGCCCATGTCGGCGGATGCAATCGCGAAGAGATTTGCACTAGGATCAACGCTATCGCGAAGACATCGAGACGCGGCGATATCGCGTCACAATTTGGGCACCGACATTGGCCGCATTAAGGCGGCAAGGCATAACGAAATGCAGTTTGCCAAGCTGGATGCGATTCGAGCGGAGCGCGGCGACGACAATTTGCTTCGCGAAGACTTGCGTTATCTTGTCAACTGTAGCTGGGACACGATCACAAACTGGAAGCGAGCCCGCGGGCTACCGGTCAGAGTGCTTAAGCGCAAAGCACCACCAAAGAAGGCGATGGCGAGCGTGTACGAGACGAGGAAAGCAAGGGAGCAAGCGGCTGACCCGGTTGTGAATCCCAAGCCGCAACCGTACGCGGCGGGATGCTGGTTTCGCAATCGGCGGTCAGGCGAAGTTGTGTCGGCGTTTTTTTGTGTGAGCGGTTCCGATGTTAAGTTTTTTGGGGTGACGACATGAGCGAAATAAATTACGAAACGCGGATCACGCAAGTAGTCGTGGTGCCCGAAGGTGAGTTAACGTCCGGTTACCTTGCGACGACGATTGAAATTCAAGAGGCTGGCGACAGTGAATGCTTGATTGTCAAACAAAGCTTAGATTTAGTGGAAGCCAATGGCGGAATCCGGATCGACCCGCAGGAGTGGCCGACGATTCGAGCAGCAATCGAAGACATGGTTGAGAGGTGCCGACGTGATTAAATTTGTCATCAACGCTCGGCCGCAGCCGAAGGAGCGAAGCCGAACGGCGAAGAATGGCCATCACTACACCCCACAGCGAACGGTCAACTTTGAGTTGACGGTTGCGGCGGAGTTTCGGCGACAGTATCCCAATCACGACCCGCTGACCGGCCCGCTTGGATTGTCGGTCGACATTCAGTTTGCAAAGCCGAAGACGGTTGCAAAGGGCTATTGGCACACGAATCCCGGCGACACTAGCAACATTGTCAAGGCGATCGAGGACGGCCTAAACCGCGTCGCGTGGGTCGATGATAGGCAGGTGGCAAAGCAGGACGTAGAAAAGCACTGGGGCGACAGCGACCGGATTATCGTATCAATCTGGCCGCTGGAATAATTCCAAAAAAATTGTCCGACATGGCTATTGCATCGGCTGGCGATTGTCGATACAACTAGAGGGCGGACACAACACAACGCGAACAGGTGACACGATGAAAAACGAGATCTTAAACGCATTGCGAACGATTGGCAGTCAACCAACAAGCGTTTTGTCATACGCTTTTGGTTCAGGATTTGCCAAAGCAATTAAAGCTTTGCACAGCGAAGGAAAAGTCGAAAAAACCAAAGACGGATGGAAAGCGACGCAGGTGACAGTATGAACGGACTAACGGCGGCGAGCGTCGAGCTAATAATTGACGCCCTAAAAGAAGCATCAACAGAACTGCTAAAAGAAAAGCAATTCCGTGCGGCAAAAGAATTGCAAAGCGTCTGCGAAGTGATTGAGCAGATGCAGCGCGACAACACCGCCCAAGCAAGCCGGCCCGACAGGGTGGGCGATGAGTGTTGGTACGCTGCGACATCTAGTACGTACCGAAAAGGCATTTTGCGTGCTTGGTTTGAGGATTTTGCAATTGTTGAAGATTGCGAAACAAAGCGAGCAACGCAAACGCACGATGTTTATTTTTCGACCGAGGCCCCGATATGACCTACGATCCTTGCCGGCAAATCGGCCGCGTGCCTGACGCGATTTGGCAGCAACTCAAAGCCGCGGCCGCACGGGCTGGCGTGCCGTTTACAAAGTGGTCGATTGAAGGGCTGCTGTGGTACGAACAAAAACAACTACAGGAGGCGGAGCAATGCAAGAAAAAGAAGTGATGACACAACCGAGAATCGACACGGCAGTGCTAATCGACGCGGTAGAAGCCGTGATCGGAGTTTCTGGCGGAGAATTGCATAAGCTACTGGTCGCGGTTGCCGATCGGCTAAAAGAACAGGAAGCGACGATCCGGCATTTGCGTGTCGAGATTTGCAACGCATCGGCGGTGGCGATGGAGAATCGCGAAGTAGCATTAAAGCTAAAGAGAAGTGCTTGCGATACTTTTCTTGAGCTTAGAGAAATTATTGCAAAGTTGCGTTATTAAGAGGTGCCCAAATTTTTTGCCAACTAACCTTCGGCAGTCTCTTCGCTGGCATAGGCGGATTTGATCTAGGCTTTGAACGTGCCGGCATGGCTTGCAAATGGCAGGTAGAAATCAATGACTACGCAACGAAAGTCCTTGAAAAGCATTGGCCGAACGTCCACAGAGAACGCGACATCCGAGAGTGCGGAAGTCACAACCTCGAAGCAGTCGACGTTATTTGTGGAGGGTTCCCCTGTCAGGATATTTCCTACGCCGGACTCGGGGCAGGACTTGACGGCGAACGCTCTGGATTGTTTTTCGAGGCCATTCGCCTGGTTTGCGAACTTAGACCGCGAATCGTTGTGTTGGAAAACGTGGCAGCGTTGCTTACTCGGGGACTGGACAGGGTACTCGGGACGTTGGCCGAGATCGGGTTTGATGCGGAATGGCATTGCATACCGGCTGCCGCCGTTGGTGCCCCGCATATCCGGGACAGGGTGTTTGTTCTGGCCTACGCCAAGCTCATCAAAAGCGGCGAACGACATAACTCTGCAATGCAGCGGAGACGGCAGGAGCAAACCAAACAAGCTTGGATGGGCAGTTGCTCAAAGCTTTCCAGCGCCAACGGCACGCGATTGGAAAAGCGGCAAGGGCAAAACACAAGCGGAGCGAGGTCGAACCGCTGGCCCGAGCTTGTCCGAAGTGAGTGGTGGGAGCTTGAGCCCGCAGTGGGTCGAGTGGCTAATGGGGTTCCCGCTAGGGTGGACCGACTTAGAGGACTTGGAAACGCAGTAGTGCCACAAGTGGCGGAATATGTTGGGAGGCGAGTGGTGGAAGTGCTAACCGCTTGACAAACCGCATTGGCCTGCTAGAATCCGGCGTACTCTCTTTTCTACCTGGAGTCGCCGAAGTGCTTGAACGCCTACGAAAATCTATTGAGCTTGCTAAGGTGCGTCGCAAGCGAGCCGAGTGTGTTCGGCAAGGGCTGACCCAGGAGCATATCGACGCGGCTTACCAAGTCGCTTTTGAGTCGATCGGCGTTGCGTCTTTTTTTGGTGACGACGAACTCCAAAGCCAACTTTCCGAAAAGTTTGGAAAGTTCAACCTGGACCCGGCGACCATCTATCTTTTGGTGCAGTTGGTGATTTTGATTTGGAAAGCTTACCAGTGGGCTAAAGAAAACGGGCTGTTGAGCGACGGCAACCCGTTCGGCAATTCAGCAGACATCCGCGAACTCATTGAGGGAAAGTAATGGATTGGGCATCAATCGGCCGCGGTGCGGCAATAGCGATCGGCGGGGCGGCATTGACATATGCGTCGACGGTTTTGGTTCCGGCGATGCAGCAAAGCGGAAACGCGACGCTGCTTATGATCGCGGCGTTTGCGAGTGTCGCGATCAACATCGCGCGAAAGGCACTTGAGACCAAAGAGCCATCGGCATGAGCTGGGAAAAGTACATTCCGGCAGCATTAGCCGCGGGAGCGGCGGTTGTGTTGTTTGGTGACAAATTGCGTTCCCTTGTTGGGGGCATCTGGGGGAAAGACGCTACAGCGAGCGGAGAGAAGAAATTCATTTCGCTCGTTGTGGCGTCTCGCCAGTTGATCGAACACTTTGAAGCATCGGGCGACGAGGAAGGCGCGAAGGCGGCACGGACGGCCGCCGCCCGTTTGTTTGTTGACGACAGCAAGCCGGAGCCGAAAGCGTGAATCAGACAACGCGAATCGGCTTCGCTCTGTTGCTCTTGGCCGCGGCCGTTTGGTTTCGTGGGTCCGCTGGCGGTGCAGGCGGCGAAGGCGGGCTGTGGGTGTTGATCGTAAAAGACGGATCGCGGCCGCAAGAGGTAACCGAGAGCCAGGGCATCGTGGCTAATTCGTTGCGGTTGAAGGAAGCGGTCGACAAAGCGGGCGGCAAGTATCTTTCGCAAGATTGGCGGGACGATTTTTCGCAGTTGGGCTACTGGGGCGAAATGAAAAAGGCGGTCGAAAAGCCGCCGGCGATTGTGGTCAGCAGCAGTGGGCGGATCACCGTTAATCGGGTTCCGGAATCGGTGGATGCGGCGGTGGGGTTGGTTAAATAAGCAATGGAACGCGATGGAGTGCTAGCGATGCTCGGAGTGGCAATTGTGACAGCGGCTTTTTTGTTTGGCGGCGACGCATCTCGCGTCGATGCCGTTCGCGATCCGGTCACGGGCATCGAGGTTAGTTCGGCTTCGGTGATCATGATCAGCAAGGATGGTTGTCCGCCGTGCGAGTTGATGAAACGCGAAACGCTAGTCGATGCCAGGGCCGATGGTTATGAGGTGTTCGTGATTGAACGCAAAGCCGAACGCTACCCAACCACCCGCATTTGGAACGGCCGAGAATGGCGTCAAAGGTCGGGCTTTTTTCGGTGGGGTGATCGATGAGCTACCAGTCTGACCTCGGGGCGAACCCGCTCATCATCGACGATGGCAACGCGGCTAAGCTTGTCGATCAATGGAGGCAGGAGGGCTACACGTTCGGCGGCATGGCCCGCGACTACTCGGCATCGCCGTTCGGGTCAGCATCGCGACCGCTCTATCAATACCAATTCGAAAGCGATCGCAACAAGCTACGCGACCGCATCAAGCGAGCCGACGAAGAAAAGACAACGCCAGACGATTGGCGGATCTCTGCCGATGTGCCGATCCTGGATCAAAACGGCTACGGCTATTGTTGGTGCTACGGCGTCGGCGGTGCGATGATGACCGCCTACGCGATGAGCGGGGCACCGGTGCCGCATCTAAACCCGTTTGCGACCGCGTACCGCATTAAGAACGGCCGCAACGAAGGAGGATGGGGCGAAGAGGCGATTAAGGGTATAAACGAGTTTGGAATGCCAGAAGAAAGCTTGTGGCCAGGACACCAAGCACAGATGAGCAATTGGCAACGCGAAGAGGTTAAGGTTAACGCGATCGCCCATAAGATCACGCAATCGCTTGAACTACCGCAAAAGGATATATTGGCCCTTGTGTCGGTTCTTACTGATCCGCGATGGCCTCGACCGGTAACGATCGGCCTAGATTGGTGGGGCCATTTGATTTACGCCATTCGTGCAGGGATTGAGGGCAATGAGTTTTTGATAAAGTTTGCCAACAGTTGGAAGCTTACTTGGGGCCAGAACGGTTGCGGGTGGCTTCGCGAATCTAAGGCCAAAGCCGCCGAACAAATTGCAATTCAAAGAGTCAAACCAAAAGCGATAGCAGCATGACCGGAATAACCTTTCAGGGCACTAACCGCGAAGACGGCAGCGGAAAAACAACGGCAGTAAACATGGGCGAACAGGTTTTGTCTATTCATTGGCGAGGCGAAAACGGCGTTACACCGCTTGACGTGATCGCGGTTACCCGTCGCAGAATGGAGTCAGAGCAACGCTGCGGGCCATTTGCGGACCAACAGAACGCAATGGCAATTGGCTACCTTTTGCAAGCCGAAGCGGTGTTAACCAACAGCAAAATGCCCGACGGCGTGCCGATACTTGGGGCGACGGAATGAGCGGCGATTCGAAGCTATACGTTCGAGCTTCTACGTTTTTAGTGCTTATCGTTTTGGTTTTGGCGTTTTTATCAAAACGCGATCAAGACGAAGCGGTCCAAATTGCCGACCAACAAGTACAGCAAGCCGTTGAGGAACAACAGCAACGCGAATCGAACACGCTAACCGTTAGCCGATCGACCTCAACGATCGTTTTCGTCGGCGATGCTCAAAGCGAATACGGTCGGCGATGGCTTGCCAACGAAGCGGCACAGTGCGAATCGAAAGGATGGCAGATCAAAACGGTTGACCTTAGCGGCATGGCAGACCCAAAGTTTTTCATCTATTCGGGTGGTGCATGGATGACGCACAACGGGCATCTCAGTCTATCGAGCCTTTCCGCCTTGGTGTCACGGACGACGGCCACACAATCGCAGCCGACAGGGCCGCTTCCGTCCGTGGCACCGCGGAGGGCGGGGCCGTGAATCTGCCGCTCGACAACGACACTAAAAAACTTGTCGCTGCATGGATTGCACAGCAGGGCGTGCCGACCATTTTGTTATTCTGTATACTTGGGTTTTTGGCCTACTCAATGGTTGTCCTGATCCCGGAGGTCGATAAGAAACGATCGGAAGAAATTGCACAACGAATTAGCGACTTAGTTACTCGGCAGAATGAAGCGATTACCAAAATGGTTGAATCGCACGACAAAGACCGCGAATTGTTTATCGAGCTTATGCGTGATAGGCTCCCCGCCAAACCCTCACCCTCCGAGGTCCGATAGTGGATATTCTTTTTTTGTTTGTTGTCTGTGGTGCGACGGCGGCCGTTAGTGTTGTCCTGTACGCACCGCGACCACGGAGGGTTTGCGATGTACGAATGGTTTTCGGACCTAGTGTTTCAGCCTCTGATCTCGGGGCCAGACCCTTGGCAGATCGCGATAACTTTGGATGATTATTTGCGTTGGCTTTTCGACGCTCCACCGAGGACCTAATCATGCCGATTTATACAATTGTTTTTGTTGCTGCCGTTGCGTCTTGTTGCTTGGCGACTCAGTCAGCGGCATTGGCTTGGCAGATGTATCGGCAGCGACAGATCGATAAGGCACGTGCCGAATATGATTTGAGAATTGCAAAATGCGTTGAAGAAGCTTTGCACCGAACGCAAAAATAAGAATTGACCCTCCCGCCTAAAATCTTGCCCACCATGACCACTGACCTAATAGCACTGATCGCGGAGCTGTCTAAGCCGGAGTATTCCGATTTAACTAACCTCCAGGCCGCTCAAGCAATTAACGCCAAAACGGTATCGATTCGAAAGCAGGTAAGTACGCGAGATTTGAAAGAGTGGTTAATTGAACAAGGGTTGTGGGCAAAGCTTCGAATTGCAGCGAACACCGAATCGACGCTCGGCACACTTCGCGGCGTTTGTTTGTCGATAGTTGATTGGGTCGATGACTCGGCTGGCAAGGTGCAATCGGTCGACCTGGACCGTCAAAGCGTAGGCCAAATGATTGACGCACTAACCACCGCTGGAATGGTAACGCAGTCGCAAGCGGCCGCGTTTATGTCGCTCGGAAACGCGACAGTTTCTTGGACAAGCTACAACGGGCTTCCCGAAGTCGGGATCGGCTTAGTGATCAACGCCCGAAAGCAGATGGGTGACAAATAATGGCAAAAGACGTTTTACAAAAGTACGGCGCGACGACAGTTATCACCGCTTCGCTTGCGAGCCTAGCGAGCGACACGAACCTGCTTGCTGGGCTTGAGTCTGACGTGATCGACAACACGACAAACGGTTTTGAAGATATCATCCTAAGCGGAAAGGTTACGACCGGAACAAGCCCGACAGCGGCGCGACAGATTGAAGTGTGGGCGGTTGCGTGGGATTCCAACGGCTGGCCGGATGTTTTCGACGGAACAAGTTCAGCGGAGACAATTACCAGCAGCGACATAAAAAACTCGATTTGCAAGCCTGTTGCAATTATGTCGACCAACAACACGAGCGATCGAACTTACTGGTTTACCGGAGTTAGTTTGCGATCCGCTTTTATGGGTGCTCTGCCGTCGAAGGTTGTGCTTTTCATTGTTCACAACACCGGCGTCAATTTGAACAGCACCGCAGGAAACCACGAACTCCGACTTCAAGGAGTTTACCCGCAAATCCAATGAGAAGCTCAAACCTCTGGAATGGCGTTGTCGGCTTTTGGTCCGCTACAGCAGGCCCTAGCGGTTATCGCTTGCTTGATCGCAGCGGACGCGGTAATCACGGCACGCTGACTGATATGGACGCGGCTACTGATTGGGTAGTCGACGATGGTCGATACGCTTTAGACTTTGATGGCGTAAATGACTACGTTTTAACAGGATGGTTCAGGCCGGCGGCAACATCGACAAGCATTTCGATATGGATCAAAAAATCGGCTGCTGATTTTTTTTTCGCAACTGATAGGACTGGTGGAAATGGATTCGGCTTTGAGATTTACCCAAGTATTGTTTATGTGAATATCAATTCAGGGTATGGGCAATTTAACTTTACAACGAATAACACTTGGCAACATTTTTTGATTTCTTACAACACGAACGGAACGACAAACGCTGAAAGATTGCAACTGTTTATCAATGGCATTCAGCGGTCAATGAGTTATCCAAGTGCAATTCCATCAGCGGCAACAGCAAGTACAGAAGCTTTTCAAATTGCAAGAAGACCGTGGGCGCCGACCGTATGGGGCAAGGGATTGTTTTCGGAAGCAGTCGTTTGGAATAGACCAATACCTCCAAATGAAGCAGCTCAACTCTACCAAATTGGCCGCGGCGGAATGTTGACACCACGGCGAAGACGTAGAGCGTATTCGGTGGCAACGGGACTTCGGCGGCGACTACTTTTGACGGGGCAAGTCTGATGCAATTTCTAAAACAATCGACAGCCGCTACAGTCGAAGCTGGGCCAGTGCTTGACGCAAACGGCGATCCGTATACCGGAGCCAGTGCGGCAGATTTCAACATCACCAAGAACGGAACGACAGCGGCATTGGCATCGCCAGCAACGGCAACACATAGCCACAACGGAACTTATCTTGTTGCGTTGACAACCGGCAACACCGACACGTTAGGCCGATTGTCGATCAGCATGAATAAAGCGACTTACGCGATGACGATCTTTCGCTATGAGGTTTTGGCGGCTAATCAATTCGATGCGATTGTGACGAATGGCAACGTCACACCGGCGGCAATTGCCGATGCCGTTTGGGACGAAGCCTACAGCGGCCACACGACCGCGGGCACGTTTGGAAAATTGATGGACATTTTGCGAAAGTCGAACAACGTAATCGAAGGCACGATCCTATCTAGCCCGACGCCAACGACGACCGTTTTCAAAATCAGCGGAGCAGACTACCCGACAGGAGCGCTAGAGCATTCGGTCCTGTGGATGAGCACGGGCACCTCGGCGGAACAGAATAGCCCGATTCTAACGACCGTAAATAACGGCGACGGAACGCTGACAATCACGCTCGAAGAGGCTTTGGTGACGGCACCTGTTGCGGGCGATACAGTGTTGATCGACCCGACAAGCCATGTCCATGCGATCGCGGATATAGCGGCGGGAATCTGGTCCGCTGCGTCGAGTGCCTATTCTGCCGCGACTGGCACGATGGGGCTGATAATGTACGCATTCAGCCAGATGCTCGAATTGGTAACGGGTGTTTGGCGATGGAAGGCGACGTCGTTGAGCCAAGCACCGGCAGGCGGTGGGGGCGGAGACGCATCGCAAACAACGCTACTTGCGGTCAAAGCTAAGACCGATTTAATCACAAGCCAAACGGCAAACCAACAGCAAACGCCGGTCAATCAAATCAGCATAACAAGAGGCGATAGCTACAGCGGAGCAACAAAGATAACGCGGGTTGTGACGACTGACTATACGGGCTACACAGCGACGTTTACGATCCGACACAGGGTCACAAATGCGATACTACTGACCAAGGCGGCAACGGTCGATTCTTCGACGCAGTTGTCGGTAGCGCTAACCACCACAGACACGGCATTCGCTTTGCTTGTCGATGCGACTGAGTTCGGGCCGCATCCGTATGATTTCCGTTTGGTTAGCGGATCGATTGAAAAGACAGAGCCAGGAATTGCAATCGTTAAAAGGGACGTAACGACATGACAAAACGGCAGGCAATGACGAAGGGCATCCCCCCCATGTTGGTGGGTCCTTCCTAGGGGGTTTCGCTAAGGTGCGGCAAAAAGACC